CCTGAGTGGTGCCGATCTGTTCGGTGCTAATCTGAGTGGTGCCAACCTGTGTGGAGTCGTTTTAGACGGCGCGGAGTTGAAAACACGAGGATTTGATTTAGCCAACACGTTGTAATAGCTTGTTAATTTAGTGCTTGCTTTTACCGATGATATGAACTATAATACTTGTACAATATGAAACACGGTGGAACTGGAATTATGAAGATCTCTGTTGAAGATAAGGTGCGTTTCGTGATTGCTGCTACAGCAGAATTCGGTGATCGCGCTGTTGTGGCTGCTCCTCGCATTACTAAATTTGCTGAGAAGATCGCCGAACCGAAGCCGATGTGGCTCTTTGTTGAGGCTAATCGAGTCAGCCGTGGCATGTATCGCATTCCTGCGTCTCCTGCGGGTGTTCGGAAGATCAACCAAAAACAATCGGAACAGGTTGCAGCACCGCAGATGTCTGCTCAGGTGATTGCACTCAACCCCACTAAGAAGTTCGATCCGAATGCAGTTTCTGAATATTCTTATGCTGCAGTCCCAGAGCACGACTCACACTATGTTCCGTTTGGCGAGTTCAAGGATATCGAAAAGATTGTGAAGTCGGGTGTGTTCTTCCCCGTGTTCATCTCTGGGTTGTCCGGCAATGGTAAGACTTTTATGGTCGAACAGGCTGCGTCTCGTGCCCAGCGCCCAATGATGCGTGTTCAGATGTCTCGGGAAACTGATGAGGATGATCTGATTGGTGGTTTCCGCCTTATCAATGGCGAGACCAAGTTTCTGAAGGGTCCGGTTCTCCGCGCCATGGAGATTGGTGCTCTGCTGCTTATCGACGAAGCGGATCGCGCTGATCCCGGCAAAGTGATGTGCCTCCAAGGTATTCTCGAAGGCAAGAGTTACTATGTCAAGAAAACAGGCGAGATCGTCACGCCCAAGCCTGGATTCAATATCATTGTGACTGCCAACAGCAAGGGAAAAGGTTCCGACGACGGTCGATATATCGCTGCGTCGATCCTCGACGATGCGTGGCTGGAACGATTCCCGATCACTATCGAGCAGCAATTTCCCACCAATTCGATCGAACAGAAGATCGTGCGCGGATATCTGTGTGATGATCGCGAGTGCAACGAAGAGGACACAAACTTCGTTATGTACCTCACCAACTGGGCTGAGATTATTCGCAAGACCTTCGACGAAGGCGCTATCATGGAAATTATATCCACTCGTCGGTTGGTTCACATCGTCCAGACTTATAAGATGTTCGGTGATCGTATGAGAGCGATCCGCCTGTGCATTAATCGATTCGATGAGGAAACGAAAACTGCTTTCCTCGACCTATACGCCAAGGTCGATGCGACCTTGGCTCCTCCGACTCCGGTTGTTGAACAGATTGTAGAACAATCTATCCCCAACCCGAGTATTCCTGTCTAATGTTAGACCGGAATCGTAACTGAAAAAGGAACTATCTATAATGCCTACAGCTAAGACTAATACACAGACCGAACGACTCGTATCGTTTCTCACGACCGGTGGTAATATCACTTCAGGTCAGGCTTTCTCAAAGTTCGGTATCCGTAACATGCCCGCGACGGCGTCTAATCTCCGCCGCAATCAGGGTCTTGCCGTCTATGCGAATAAGCGCACGACCGTCAGTGGGAACTCTATCTCCGTATGGCGGCTGGGTACACCGAGTCGTGCGGTCGTGGCTGCAGGGTATCGCGCTCTCGCCGCTTCCTAAATAATTGGGCGTGTTTGGCTCTGGGTTCTTCGGTTCCCAGAGCCACCTCTTTTCTAAAAGGCTAAAGATGACAATCGAATTTGAAAATATCAGCGAGCGCGAGGATGGTAGTGCCGCCTTCACGTTTGTCATGAGCTATGATGAGATGATGCAGTTTGCTCAGATTGGTATGAAACAGTGTCTTATGGATGCTGCTAGAGATCTCGTCGAGAGTACGAAAATTGCGGACGATCGCGAAGAAGAGCTTCTTTGCGTCAACGAAATGGTCGTGCAACAACAGAAAGTTATCGAATCTCTTAAGATGAAGATGTTTCTGTTTTCGACGCAAATCGATGAACATGAAAAGGAATTATATCGAACCGAAATGAGTGTTTATAACGATATGGCGCGACGAGCGACGATCCCCATGTCATTGGAAAAAGAATAATCTATCATGCGAGTTTACATCGGTTCATATAAGAATTGGTGGGGTCCGTATCAGATCGCAAACCTGATGAAGCACGTTGGTGTTTCCGAAGATACGTGTGATAAGCTCGGAGAATTTTTAGCAAACTCATGGCTGAGTTTGGTTTGTGGCTGGATAGATTCGAAACGCCACCGCAAAGTCTATGTTCGTATCGATAATTATGATACATGGGGCATGGATAGCACTCTCGCTCTCATTATTCTTCCAATGCTGAAACAGCTTAAAGCCACAAAGTGTGGATCACCTTTCGTTGATGATGAAGATGTTCCAAAAAACCTTCATATGACCAAGAAGGAAATGAAAATCTTCGATTATGGCAAAAATGAAAAGTATACAAAGGAAGAAGTCGAAGCAGCTGACGTGAAGTTCTTTGCACGTTGGGAATATATTCTCGACGAGATGATCTGGTCGTTTGAACAGATCGTCGATCGCAATATTACATATGATGATCAAGAACAAATTAACCGTGAACGAATTAAACGCGGAACAACTTTTTTTGGTAAATATTATATGAGTCTTTGGGATTAATGCACTATATAGTTGCGTCGCTATTCATTCACCGGTGTTGATGGAGATATTATGTCAATTGAAATTAATGTGAGTATCGAAGAACTCCGCAAACGTAAGATCATGGTTGCCACCCCAATGTATGGTGGTATGTGCACCGGTCAGTATACTCGTTCGACCTCAGATCTCGCAGTTCTTTGCGAAAAGTACGGCATGGATCTACGCTTTCATTATCTCTATAATGAATCCCTCATCACTCGCGCAAGAAATTATCTTGCTGATGAATTTTTGCGCAGTGACTGCACACATCTAATGTTCATAGATGCCGACATTGGCTTTGATCCGAATGATGTGATTGCGCTTTCTATCATTGCAGAAACTGGTTCTGATAAGAATGTTGTTTGCGGACCGTATCCTAAGAAGTGTATCTCTTGGGAAAAGATCAAACGCGCAGTCGATAAGGGTGTCGCTGATAAAGATCCAAATGTTTTAGAGAATTATGTTGGCGATTATGTTTTCAATCCAGCCAACGACACTACCGAGATTCGCCTAGATGAACCGGCTGAAGTTCTCGAATGTGGCACTGGATTTATGATAGTTCAGAGAGAAGTGTTTGTTAAATTTGCCGAGGTTTATTCAGATCGTTCCTATTTGCCAGATCATGTTCGCACGGAACACTTCGACGGAACTCGTGAAATTCATGCATACTTTGATTGCGTGATCGACCCAAAAACGAAACGATATCTTTCAGAAGATTATATGTTCTGTCAATATGTCCGGAATATGGGCATGAAGGTATGGCTCTGTCCATGGATGCGTTTATCACATATGGGATCCTATAACTTCGGAGGAAGTCTCATCGATCTCGCGCAAATTGGTGCATCTGCCACCGCAGACATCGATATTCTTGAAAAAAATAAAGAGAAAAAGATTAAAAGATTATGAAAAAATAAGATTGACAACACCTACAATATGAGCTATAATGATGCTATCAATTTCACTATGGAGACTACAATATGAAGCTATCTAAAGACACTCTGGAAGTTCTTGGCAACTTCTCTGATATCAATCAGTCTGTTCTGTTCAAGAAAGGTAAGACTATCCGAACCGTTTCTCCCGCCAAGACTGTTCTGGCGGAGGCAAAGGTTGCAGAGGAATTCACTCGAGAAGCGGCTGTCTATGATCTGAAGCAGTTTCTGAATTATGTCAGTGCGTTCGAAGATGCGGACATTTCCTTCACAGAGCAAAGCGTGAAGATCACAAACGGCAAGTCCTCTGGCAAGTATATGTATGCCGCCAAGGAAAACATTTCTACTCCTCCCGATAAGGATATCGTGCTTCCGAGCATTGATATCGAGTTCACGATGAACAAGGCTATGTTTAGTTCTGTTCAGAAAGCTGCCTCTGTGCTTGGTTTGCCGGAAATGATCCTTGTTGGTAGGGGCGGCAAAGCTTTTCTAACCACCAGCGATTCGAAGAATCCTTCTTCGCACAATTTCGAATATCCGATTGGTGAAGCAACAGGCGAATACAAGATGATCTTCAAGATGGATAATCTCAAGATTCTGCCGCGAGATTATAAGGTGAAAGTTTCTGCAAAGGGCATCGCGCACTTTGTATCTAGCACTGGTGATGTTCAATATTGGATTGCGACTGAGAGCACATCAACTTTTGAGAGTAAGAGCCAATAGCCTCTTAAGAGTTATTTTATATTATGATGGAGTATGACTATGCGCGAAGAGTTTCTATGGACAGAGATTTATCGTCCACGTGTTATCGATGACTGCGTCCTACCACTCGAACTAAAGAAGACGTTCAAGAAGTTTGTTTCCGACCGTGTCATCCCCAATCTGTTGCTTTCTGGCACAGCAGGAACAGGCAAGACTACTGTAGCAAGAGCAATGCTCGATGAGTTGGACTGCGACAGTATTATCATCAACGGTTCTATGAACGGCAACATTGACACCCTGCGAAATGATATTCGTAATTTCGCAGGGACAATGTCGATGGCTGGTGGTAGAAAGTATGTCATCCTTGATGAAGCAGATTATCTAAATCCAAACTCCACTCAGCCAGCATTGCGAAACTTTATGGAAGAGTTCTCCAACAACTGCGGCTTTATCCTCACCTGCAATTTTAAGAATCGTATCATTGCGCCGCTTCATTCGCGGTGTTCTGTCATTGAGTTCAAGATTCCTTCGAAGGAGAAGGCGTCTCTCGCTGGAGAGTTTCTTGAACGAGCATGCGGTGTTCTGGAAAAGCAGAACGTGACTTTCGACAAGAAGGTTGTGGCTGAACTTATCATGAAACACTTCCCCGATTGGCGTCGTGTTCTCAATGAGATGCAGCGATATGGGGCATCGGGTTCGATCGATGCTGGTATTCTGGCGCAGGTTGCTGATGTTGATATTAAGGATCTGATCAAAGCCCTGCGTGATAAGGACTTCGCCACTATGCGTAAGTGGGTCGGCATCAACTCTTCGATGGATGTGAATACGCTGTTTCGTAGACTTTATGATGCTGCGTATGACATCGTCGATAAGAGCACGATCCCCAATTTTGTTTTGATCTTGGCAGACTATCAGTACAAGTCTGCGTTTGTTGTCGATCAGGAGATCAATACAGCTGCGTGTATGACCCAGATTATGGTCGACTGCGAGTTCCGGAAATAGAACATGACAAGCCTCCTCCTCCACCGGAAACACTATAAATTTATTCCAAATTTCGTCATCGCGACAGGGGAAACCCTCTTCACGCGCCTTGAATGGGAACCCAAAACTGTTTGTGCTGAAGATCTGTTAGAGTACGTGCACAAACAGTTCAACAAAAACGGACGTTCGCGTGTGTTATTTAAGAAGACAATTAGTGGTTCAATATTAACTGAGCCATATCTAAATCTACGTAGGAATTGTTGGTATCAGATCTATGCGGTTATCCCAGGATTGAAAGAACAAACATTGTTTTATATTGGACTAAATGAGGGTAATCAAAATAGCACTGAACACAGGGTTAAAATGTTTTTTCGTGGCGCATCAGACAAGTTGTATGCTATGGAGACCCATTCAGCTGGTAATAAGATGAAGCGTATTCTCGACAACCACTGCTTGTCTATTGACAGTCCAGGCGTGGAGTTCTATGTCGAGATTTGTCAAATTCCCGATAATGCAGATATGCATGGTGTCGCCCCGAGAGAAATCGAGAGCGCCCTTATCAAAGAACAAATTGTTCTAGGCAACACACTTCTGCTAAACTGCAGTTTCTAGTATGAAAATACATATTGTTGATGTTCGCGAGTTCAAGGATAAGATTCGGGCGGTCATTCGAAAAGGAACATGATGATGTATGTGTCTAAGATAGATGGAACAAATCCTGAATTACGAGCCGCTGCTACGGCAAGATCCAATGAGATTATTGAAAATCGCCAAGAACATGATAGAGATTTCAGTTCGGTGTTTAACAATTGTTTATATGGAATAGCAGCCGAGCTTGCCGTTGTAGAGATTCTTGGCGGGACCCTACTTCAAAGAAAGTTTAATAAGAAAGATCCGCATTCGTATGCATATGATCACATTCGAAAGAGCGGGCAAACCAATGAGATCAAGACGATCTTCAAGGTCTCTCCGTTCATTAACTTCAACCTCCGCGAAGCGTTCGATCGCGCGGTGCATGGTTCATATTGCAATATGACAACAGCCTTTAATCATATCGAGATCATTAATAACTTCACGTTCGTGACGCAAACTGTTAAAGGGAATTATATTCATTCGAAGTTAGAATGCATTGTTGATGCCCGTGAGTTCAAGGATAAGATGCGTGTGAGTAAGCCGCATAAAAATGGATCGACTCATTACGTCATCCCAAAGACGTTAAAGAACGTCCACTTCTTTGATAAACAACTGGTAGATTTAGATGACTGATATCTTTGCATATGTCAATGCGGTCAGTCATTCGAAGAAGGACATGATGCGTGGGACAGAGAACGACGAGCTAGCTCAGAAGGGATATAATCCTTTTATGACCAATCGTTCTCTGTCCTATCATATCGATGCTATTCATGAAGCCAATGAGATGAACTCTCGCCCTCATCTCGACAACATTCAGCAGTTCGACTTCTTTATAAATAGCCTTAGACCGATGCGTCGCATTGCGAAATGGGCAAAACCTGTTAACAGCGCCGACTTGGATCTCGTTATGGAGTATTTTGGATACGGGCGCTCTAAGGCTGAACAAGCTCTACGATCGCTCTGTCCCGATCAGCTTCGGCAGATCGCTATGTTATTAGAAAGGGGCGGATCAAAATGAGTTTAACTGTCGATGATATGGTTGAAGTGCGACTGAAAAGCCCAGAAGACTTTCTCAAGGTCCGAGAAACCTTAACACGCATCGGCGTTTCCAGTAAAAAGGATAAGATTCTCTATCAATCTTGTCATATTCTGCATAAACAGCGTAGATATTTCATCGTGCATTTCAAAGAATTATTTGCACTCGATGGCAAGCCAACCAACTTTTCTGACGAAGACAAACAACGGCGCAATACAATTTCTAATCTTCTTTCCGAATGGGGTCTTGTAGACTTGATCGACGCTTCTAAGACTGAGGACGCAGCCCCTCTGGCTATAATGAAAATCATTTCTCATAAAGAAAAAGCCGAATGGCGTCTAGAGGCAAAATATAATATCGGGAAACCTCGCAGCACGACCGCATTTAAGGAAATCTAGTGAAATGGAAGATCTTGTAAACTGCCTGAAAAGAACTTTGGCGGACACCTTTGTTTTTTATCTAAAGACCCACTTTTATCATTGGAACATCGAAGGTCCTAATTTCTTTCAATATCATAAGATGCTCCAAAAAATCTATGAGGACGTGTATGGTGCAGTAGATCCAATGGCAGAGTTCATCCGCACTCTTAATGGTTATGCTCCCGGATCATTTGCTCGATATATGGAGCTATCCACAATCCCACAGGGAGACGACGACGACGCAGTTCCTAGCCCTATCACCATGATCACTCGCCTTGAATTGGACAATCAGTTTGTGATTGCTTCTATCGAGCGCTGCTATGAACTCGCCGAGCAAAATCACGAACATGGATTATCGAATTTCTTGGCTGAACGCGAAGGTCAGCATAAGAAACATCGTTGGTTCCTTCGCGCTACACTCAATAGATGAGCTAAGACGGAGATCTTTAATATGTACGGCGAAGAAAATATGGCAGATAGTAATTTTAATCTAGTTAAGAAGTTTATGGATGTTTATGAACAAGAAGTTAAACCTGTGCCAGCTTGGCCAGAATCTAAAATTGTTAAGCTGCGGTATGATCTCATTGAAGAGGAGCTTCTCGAACTTAAAGATGCAACTCGTGATCATGATATCGTTGCTGTGGCTGACGCGCTCACTGATCTGCTTTATGTCGTATATGGCGCAGGTCACTCATATGGCATTGATCTGGACCGTTGCTTTCGCGAGGTCCACCGATCGAACATGTCAAAACTTGGAAAAGACGGCAAACCAATTCGCAATGAAGCTGGAAAGGTCATGAAGGGTCCAGACTATTCGGAGCCGGATCTGACTTTTGTCGAAGAGCCTCCATTTATGTTCACGATTGAAGATAATATCTAAAAATTAATGCTTTACTTTTCAGATTGAATACTATATAATGACTGTGAGATGCCTTAATGGATCTCATTGTTATTAACCTTGCTTTTTAGAAGGAACTACAAAAATGGTGTTTACATTTCCACAACTAGATCAACGTCTGCTTCTCAATACGACGATTGGATTCGACCGGCTATTCTCTATCTTAGAGCATTCGGCAGCTTCAAAGCCGCCGTCGTATCCGCCATACAATATCGTTAAGGGTGAAACAGAGAATTCGTATAAGATTGAATTGGCTGTTGCTGGATTCAATCGCGACGAGCTGGAAATCTTCAAAGAAGAATCTGATCTAGTTGTCTCTGGTAAGAAGGACTCGCTTCCTTCTGGCGAATTTGTATATCGCGGAATCGCCGCACGAAACTTCAAGTCCAAGTTTACCTTGGCTGATTATGTCGAGGTTGTCGACGCTCGTCTTGATAGTGGCATTCTTACTGTCATGCTCGAACTTCGAGTCCCAGAAGAGAAGAAACCAAAGAAGATTAATATCTCTACGGGATCTGAGGAGAATAAACCTAGTTCAAAGAAGGAATTCCTTAGCGAATAGGGTTTGTGTGGGAGGGGTCATTCCCTCCCACTTCCTTATAAATAGCCTGTAACAACAAATAGGGCTATAAAATGTTCCTCACATTCGAAATCCTTAGCACATGTATTCCAGAAGCATCACCAGATAATGTATCTAATTTTGTCGACCCGCTGAACCATGCATGCAGCGAGTTTGATATCTCAACTGCACAGCGTATTGCTGCCTTTGTTGCACAGTGCGCGCATGAATCTGGTAATCTTAAGTTCGTCAAAGAGAATCTGAACTATAGCGCACAGGGTCTGTGCAAAACATTTGGTAAGTATTTCACACCAGATACAGCGCAAAAATATAATAGAAACCCAGAAGCCATTGCCAATCGCGTATATGCGAATCGTATGGGCAATGGACCAGAAGAATCTGGTGATGGTTGGCGCTTTCGTGGTCGTGGACTAATTCAATTGACTGGTCATGATAATTATGTGAAGTGTGGGCAAGGTCTCGACGTTGATCTTATGAACACGCCAGATTATCTTGAGACACCTGAAGGTGCAGCTCGGTCCGCTGGTTGGTTTTGGGACTCTCGCGATCTAAATAAACTCGCTGATATTGGCGACCTGAAAACAATGACGAAGAAAATTAATGGCGGATTTATAGGGCTTGAAGATAGAATTAAGCATTATGATCACGCTCTCCATATTCTAGGTGGGTGATCTCGTGTCACCAGAGAACAAGAATAACGAGGAGTCTTGGATTAATTCGAAATGGCGACCATGCATGGGTTGGTTATATATGGCGACATGTGCTTTCGATTTTATTCTCGGTCCAATATTTTGGGCTATTCTTCAAGCTTCAGCAAAACAGGGAGTCACTCAATGGATACCACTAACACTACAGGGAGCAGGGCTGTACCATGTTGCCATGGGAGCGGTGTTGGGTGTCGCTGCGTGGAGTCGAGGTCAAGAAAAAATGAATCTAGCTCCCCAAACAACGACACAGAAACGCACTATGACCTCAACAATGACAAGTCGGAATTCGTCTCCTGAAGAAGACGAAGATGCTGATAATATGAAACGAAACTATGATCCAGAGTCTCGAAATATTAGGTGAAGTCGGTGATGTTTTTTTCTAAGCCATCTATGGTAAATATCGATTGTTTCACATACAACCCTTCTGTCTATGAGTTATATCCCATAGACTATGCACACAAGTTCTTTCCTAATTGGTGGAAAGCGTTGCCGAAGTTTCGCACCAACGGTTCTGCGGGATCCCCACATGCAACTATGAAGACTTGTGCGGGATTTAATGCATTCTATGATCGCGGGTTCATGATTCCGCTATGGTGCGATTTTGCGGTGGCTTCAGATTCGGCTAATAGACCCGGATTCCAATGGCAGTATTCTGACCGCAAATCTGACGCCGAAATTCATCCTCATGAACAAATGGATGGATATCTAGATCCAAATAGGTATTTTCATCTGAAATTGACAACACCTTGGCTAATCTGTTGTAAGGAAAATATCGAATGGTCTTGGGTTCCCAATACATGGGCATTTCGAAACCCATCACAAGTTATAATTCCTCCCGCTGTTATAAATTACAAATACAATTACACTTCCTCAATCAATATATTTTTCAATTTTGACGGTACTGATGGTAAAATTCTAATCGAAAACGGAACCCCAATGGTTAATGTTATACCATTGACCGAAAGAAAGATAAAGATACACACACATCAAGTGAGCGTACAAGAATATGAAAGAATTAAAGAACTTGGAACACCGGTTTCATTCATAAACAAATATCTCACACGGAAGAGAATTTTAGAAAAGAAAGCAACAGAGAGAAAGTGTCCAGCTGGAGGTAGATGACGATGAACATTAGAGCCATACGCATTGTGACTGGTGAAGATATTATTGGAGATTGTAACGTCGATGCAGCGAGGAGAACCATCAACATTATTATTAAACCTGCAATCATTGGAATTCAACAAGGTCCAAATGGCAAACAACAGCTGGGTCTCGCAGACTATTTGCCATTTGCCAAAACAAAAACTATTGAGATCAATTCCGAAATGATTGTGTATTTCTACGAGCCGACGCCAGAACTGATCAATGCATACAATATGAATTTTGGAAATGGGTTGTTTCTATTAAATAAGGGCTTGACAATCTAGATGAAATAGGCTATAATTACATTATGAATATGAATATGAACTTCTATACGAGTGTTATTCCCGTTGGCGACAATCTCCTAGTTCGTGGATATAGAAACGGAAAGCGTTTCTCTGACCGCGTCCACTATCGTCCAAAGTTGTTCGTTCCTTCAAAGAAGTCTTCCAAGAAGGAAACGATCTGGCATAGTATCGAAGGTGCCTCTATCGAGGTTATGGAATTCCCTGGTATGCGAGATGCCAGAGACTTTCTGAAAACATATCAAGACGTTTCCGGATTTGCAATCTATGGGTTGCCGAAGTTCGAATATGTTTATATCAACGAGACATATCCCGGGGAGCTGGTTTTCGACCGCGATTTGATTCGTATCGTGAATATCGATATCGAGGTTGCTTCCGCTAACGGATTCCCAAATCCGGATCAAGCCATTCAGGAAATCATTGCCATAACAATGAAGAAAGGCAACGAGTTTGTTGTCATTGGATGTAATGAATATGCACCAAAGCGAGAAGATGTTCGATACATTCGTTGTAAGGATGAAACAGAATTGCTTCGCGTATTCCTGGATGAATGGGAGCGCGGGTCGCAGCCAGATATTGTGACCGGTTGGAACGTCACCTTCTTTGATATTCCATATCTAGTGCGTCGAATCGCACATGTTCTCGGAGAACAATCACCCAAGAGACTTTCCCCATGGGGCAGACTGCGCGAGCGGGAAACCACAATCAAAGGAAAACTGCAGAAGTTCTTCAACATAGATGGTGTTGCTGTTCTCGACTATCTAGAAATGTATAAGAAGTTTACTTATTCGCAGCAAGAGTCGTATCGCCTTGATCATATCTGCCATGTTGAACTGGGTGAACGTAAAATCGACTATTCAGAATACGAAACTCTGCATACATTATATCTAGAAGACTTCACAAAGTTTATCGATTATAACATCCGAGATGTCGAGTTGGTAGAGAAGCTTGATGATAAGATGAAGCTGATTGATTTGGCGTTGACGATTGTGTATGATGCTAAGGTGAATCTCACGGATGTGTTTACGCAGGTTCGTATGTGGGATGTTATCATTCACAATCATCTGTGGAATCGTAATATCTCTGTTCCTGCATCTGGTGGCGGCAAGAAATATGGAGCCTTCGAAGGTGCGTATGTCAAGACACCTCAAGTCGGCGCACACGAATGGGTGGTGTCCTTCGATCTTAACAGTCTATATCCACATCTGATCATGCAATATAATGTTTCACCGGAAACGCTTGACAGAACACGAAAGGCTTCTGTGACTGTCGATCAGATGCTTTCGAACGAACCACTTCCTCTTAGAGAGGGATATGCACTTGCGCCAAATGGTTGTTACTTTCGCACTGACAAGCAGGGATTTCTTCCTGAGATCATGGAGCGCATGTATAACGATCGCGTCGTCTATAAAGACAAGATGATCGTTGCGCAAAAGAGTTATGAGAAAGCTGACGGTTCTGATCAGAAGAGACAATATCAGAAAGACATCTCGCGTTATAAAAATCTACAGCTGGCAAAAAAGGTGCAGCTCAATAGCGCATATGGCGCACTAGGAAACGAATTCTTCCGCTTCTTCGATTTGGATCAAGCGACTGCGATTACATATGGCGGTCAGTTATCGATTCGTTGGGCTGAAAATAAACTGAATACATATATGAACGAAACTCTTAAGACGGATGGAATAGACTATGTCATTGCTGCAGATACAGATTCGCTTTACATTTCTTTTAGCGCATTGGTTGAAAGGGTGTATGGTAAGGCACATAGTGTATCGCGGGAGAAAATCGTCGCTTTCATCGATAAATCGTGTCGTGAAATATTTGAACCTGTTATTGATAATCTTTATTCGAATCTTGCTAAAAGGGTTGGCGCGTTTCGACAAAAGATGATCATGAAACGAGAGGTTATTGCGGATCGTGGTATCTGGACTGCGAAGAAGAGATATATCCTGAACGTGCATGATTCTGAGGGTGTGCGATATGCCGACCCTAAATTGAAGATGATGGGCATCGAAACTGTAAAGTCTTCCACCCCAGCAAGTTGTCGCAAGGCGCTTTCTGAGGCTATGAAAATTATCATGAATGGCAGCGAGGAAGAACTTCAGGAGTTTATTCGGAAATTCTCAATAGATTTCAAGAAACTACCTTTAGAAGATATCGCATTCCCGCGTGGTGTGCAGGGTGTAGATAAATACTCGAAGGCTGGGGCTTCTTCAATTCCAATTCATGTGCGTGGTGCTATTGCATTCAATCTTAAGCTGGAAGGAATGAAGCTCACCAAGAAATATCAGAAGATCAAAGAGGGCGAGAAGATCAAGTATTGCTATCTTAAAATGCCAAATCCCCTGCACGAGAACGTGATATCTGTTCTGCATAATCTTCCAAGAGAGTTTAATTTGGGATTATACATAGATTATGATCTTCAGTTTCAAAAGGCATTCCTAGATCCAATGAGATCAATTCTGAATGTGATTAGATGGAAAGAAGAGCCTAGAAATTCTATTGAAGATTTCTTTACATGAAAAAGAAGAAAAATAAGAAAAACAAATGGCAAGATCTCGACAAGATGTCATTTGAAAAAAGAGAACGATATAGAGACAAGATGCGTAAGGAAGCAGCTTATACTAAGGCATTCCGATCGATACAATCGTTTGGAGCTGCAAGTCCAGTTCGAATTATTTCTACTGAAGACTACCTAAAGGAAACATCAGATGACAATAAAGATTCCGACAGAGTATAGTTCGTTCGACTTCGGTTTCACCGGCGTCGACGATCCTGCCGAAAAGCCTGCGACACCGCAGGCGACTTCACCAGAGATTCATGAAAGATTCGATTTTCTCGAGCAGAAGCTTCATGAAATGATGAGTCAGGTGGCGAGCAGCAATATTGCATCTGGCACAGAGTCTGAGATGAAAGATAAGATTCGCCAGCTAGAAGCGATCATTGTTCCTCTGCTGAACAATCTACTTAAGACTGCAGATAAGGATTATATCTATTGGCCAAAGCGTAGGGACGCGGTCGAGAAACAGCTTCAGCATGTTCTCGAGATTACTCGTGGCTAGACGTAAACTCGATGCAATCTCTATTAATGTTTCCGATAGAATATTTGCTATGGTTATCGGATTATCATTATCTCTTGTGGCAGCATTCTATGCAGTAACAGGTCTTGCTGCAATATTTGCTGGTGCGTTCATTCCTGTCATCATTATGGGAAGTGCCCTTGAACTAGGTAAGATCATAACAGCATCTTATCTTTATCGTAATTGGAATATAATGCCACGTCCGATGCGCGTGTATTTCACGGGAGCAGTATCGGTTCTGATGATGATTACATCGATTGGTGTATTTGGTTATCTGTCAAAAGCACACATAGATCAGAATGCACCTTCTGGTGATATTTCTGCTGCGATAGAAAGACTAGACCAGCGCGTCGCGCGCGAGAGGTCGAGAATTGCTAATGCCGAGAAGATAACTGCACAGCTTGATGCAGCCATTGATAAGTATATTCTAGTAGAACAGGTGACTCGTGGGCTTGATGCTAGAAAGGCACAGACTAAGGAACGTGAGGCTATTAGATTAGAAATACGAGACGCACAAGCAAATGTTGATTCTCTTCTAGATGAAAGGTCTCCCCTCACACAGAAGATTCGCGATACTCAGATAGAAGTTGGACCGATTCGATATGTTGCAGAATTGATTTATGGCGAGAATACTCCAGAGGTTCTCGACAAAGCTGTTCGAGCGATTATCATTGCCCTGGTTCTGGTTCTCGATCCTTTGGCAATCCTTCTCATAATCTCAGCAAACTCAAAGCCGATATCCTTTTCGCCAAAATCACCAATTCGATTGGATTCTTCAGACGGAACTGCAGTAGACGCTAGAGGATGGAAGACCATGGAAGACGTCATTATTACGAAAAAGAAATCAAATTTCCCTTGACATTTTATTCCATTTGAAGTATAATATGAACATGAATAAACCGCTAAAGATAAACCTGTTCGACAAATGTAGTTTGTTGAACACTGTTAAGGTGAATCCAGAAACTGCATGCATGGTGGAACACAAAGCTTCCTGCGGCAGCACCTTGAATAAGAGACCAAAGCGGGTCGAGATTGTGCAGGATGGTTCTGGGACTGTAGACGTCTATACAAGCGATACCTTCGGGATTCGCAACACTGGATGGGCACCAAGAAAATCCAACACGACTAATTTGAGAATCGGTTGGATGCAAGAATGCACCGAAATTAACGATCTGACTTTTGCTTCAGTGAGAGACAAACCAGAAGAATATCTTGGAAGCCACGCATTCGATTATATCTTTACACACGACGATCGACTCGTCGGTAAAGATCCTAGATTAAAGTTTATTCTAGGGAATGGTTTCTGGGTCGAAGATATTAAAATTCATGAGAAAAGCAAATTGCTTTCCATGATTTCCTCTAACAAAGGATCTGCGACTGGTCACCAAGTTAGATTGAACTTGATGAGGCGGCTGCTAACGCAACAAACATTGAGAGATCATAATATAGTTGATTTCTTTGGTCGAGGACATGATGAGCGTAATTTAGCTATGGTGAGAATGGGATTATCCCCTATCTTAGATGTAGAAAAGAAAGAACAGGGGCTGCGCGATTATATGTTCTCCATTGCGATCGAGAATGGTAATATGGACACATGGATCACTGAAAAGGTTATGGATTGCTTTGCTACCGGAACTGTGCCTATCTATTGGGGAACACGAAAGATTGTAGACCACTTCAATAAAGATGGAATCATATTTCTAGAAGATGATTTTCAACCAGCCCAGCTAAGTCCAGAGCTGTATTATTCTAAGATGGACGCTATCAAAGAAAACTTCGAGATAGTAAAACAATATGAAATTCCGCTGGATTATATGTTCAATGATCTAGATGGTGTGAAAGAATACCTACCAAACCTCAAAGGAGATATGTGAATGTCAAGCTTTTTTCGTCAAATGGTGAAGGATATTGGAGACGTTGATACAAATATTGCAGACGATGGACTTCACTCTTCAGAGTTCACAGGAACCTTGGACACCGGATCGTACATTTTGAATGCGGCTCTTTCTGGTTCTATCTTTGGTGGTGTTCCAAATAATAAGATCATCGCCTTCGCGGGCGAGTCTGCTACAGGTAAGACATTCTTTGTTCTCGGGCTGATGAAACAGTTTCTCGATGATAATAAAGAAGGTGGAGTTATCTATTACGACACAGAAGCAGCCGTCACACGAGATATGATGAAGGAGCGTGGTCTTGACACGCAACGTGTTATCATCTCGGAGCAGTCTACTGTCGAAGGTTTCCGTACTCATGTTTCTCGCACTATAGACCGATATCAGGAAGGTGGAAAGGATCGCCCACCTATGCTGTTGGTTTTGGATTCTCTTGGTCAGCTATCTACTTCTAAAGAAACTGGCGACATCAACGAAGGAAAAGAAACGCGGGACATGACTCGCGCGCAGCTTATTCGTGGCACCTTCCGTGCATTGTCACTAAAGCTCGCCAAGGCAAATGTGGCGTTGATTATCACCAATCACGTGTCTGACCAAATCGGTGCCTACATGCCGACAAAGGTAATGGGTGGTGGGGCTGGCTTGCGTTATGCAGCCTCGCAGATCGTATTCCTCTCGAAGAAGAAGGATCGTGTTGGGACAGAGGTTGTCGGCAATATCATTCACTGCAAGATGGATAAGAGCCGCTTCACCAAAGAACATAAGATGGTAGACGTGAAGTTGTCTTATGCTCGTGGGCTGGATCGTTACTATGGTCTCTTGGATCTTGCTGAGAAGTATGGCGTTATCAAGAAGACAGGCACTCGATTTGAGATGCCAGATGGATCTAAGGTGTTCGGCAAGAACATCGATGAAGACCCAGAGAAGTATTATACCAAAGACATTTTGACAAAACTAGACGAAGCTGCCGCAAAGGAGTTCAAGTATGGAAGCGCAGAAGAAGTTGAAGTCAGTGATGAATCTTCCGACTCCGCCGAAGTATGAGATATTCAATCACGATACTGCTAAAGACTTTGCGTGCATAAGAATCGTCGGGGGAGAATACGTCGGCATTGAATATCACTATACAAAGGTGAGCGTCGGCGAGGATACTGGCGAAAATGATATTCCATTGATGTTTGAATATGAACTTATCGATGATAGCTTGAGAAATAATCTGGATATCAAAGAGCTCGAAGGTGTTATGTGTTCTATACTGTTTCACCTGATAGAGAATATGGATAACGTAAAGTCTACATCCTAAAACGAAGGAATTTCGACCGGGTCGGGATTTGAATCCCTCCCACGGAGCCACTTTTCAAACTAAATGAGGCGGAATAATGAATCTTGTTGCCGACACACCTTACTTAGAGGCGTTCATTCGTCGAGAATTTCTTTACAACGAAACTGCTCACGTCGGCGAGTTTGTTCCTGCAGTAATTTTTGGTTTCCGAGCCGAACCGGCAAGAGTGCCGATGTTTCAGGTCATGTTGGAATCTGGCGCTCAGTGGGCTAGAGTTCCGATTCATAAGATTTGCAGCAAGCCTTGCGAGCCACTGTCTATAGACCAATCGGTTTGGTGGGATAATTACGGCTATGACTTCGCAGTGCATAGCTTTGCGTTTCTGAAAAATATGACAGTCACAGCACTCGGGCGCGACAAGGTTATTCGAAAGGGAAAATACCTGCTCACGATCGACTGGATGAAATC